GCCGGCCGCGCCGCGAAAGGGCCGACCGATGACTACTGCCGAACAGATTTCCGAACTCGAAGGGCGGCGCGAAACCATCATGCAGCAGATGACGGCCATCCTCGAGGACGACCGGATGGATGAGCCGAAGCAGAAGCAGTACGACAGTCTCGAGCTCGAATGCAAGGATCTCGACGCCAAACTGCCGCGCCTCCGCTCGTTTGAAAAGACGCTCGCCGCGGCGGCGACGCCGGTCGACAGTCCGATCCTGCGCGCCTCGGCGCCGAACATCATCCGGCAGCGGGCTCGCAGTCTCGAGCCGGGCACCGCGTTTGTCCGCTACTGCAAAGCCCTGGCGGCCGGCCGCGGTGACACGATGGCCTCGATCGCCATCGCGAAAGAGTGGCGCGATTCGACGCCCGAAGTGGAACTCGTGTTGCGCGCGGCGTCCAATCCCGCCACCACCACCACGGCGGCCTGGGCCGGCGCGCTCGTGCCCACCGTGCAACACATGGGCAGTGAGTTTATTGATCTCCTCCGGCCGGCGACGATCATCGGGCGGATTCCTGGCTTGCGCCGCGTGCCGTTCAATGTGTCCGTGCCGAAGCAAACCGGATCGGGCACGTACAACTGGGTGGGGGAGGGCGCCCCGAAACCCGTCGGCTCGCTGGCCTTCACCACCGTCGCGCTGGCGCAGTACAAAATCGCCGGCATCCTGACCTTCACGTACGAACTAGCGCGGAGCTCCGAGCCATCCGCGGAACAGACGTTCCGCGAAGAGATGATCGCCGGCATTTCAGGCTTCATGGATGCGCAGTTCATTGATCCGGCCGTGGCACTAGTGGCCGGCGTGAAACCGGCGTCAATTACGAACGGCGTGACCGGCATCACCGCCACGTCGGATCCGTTGACCGACCTGACCACGCTCCTCAATTCGTTTGTCACGGCGAATATTCCGATCGCCGGCGTGGTCCTGATCATGAGCGAATCGAATGCCTTCATGCTCAGTTCACAGCGCACGCTCAATGGGGAGGCGGTGTTTCCGGGGCTGTCGATCACCGGCGGCTCGATCAACGGCGTGCCGATCATTGCCTCCTCGGCGGCGGGCACGAACATTATCGCGCTCGTGCCGCGCTACATCCTGTATGCGGATGATGGTGGCGTGACGGTCGACGTGTCGCGTGAAGCCTCCTTGCAGATGGTCGACAATCCCGGCACGCCGGACGCCACCACCGTGTTCCGCTCGCTCTGGCAGGACAACCTCGTCGGCCTCCGTGCCGAACGCTTCACGGCGTGGATCAAGGCGCACGCGAATGCGGTCAACATGATCACCGGCACCGCGTACACGCCGAGCATGGTGGCGGCCGCCCCGCTGACCGGTCGGAGCGCAGCGCCTAAGGCGAGCTAGGACAGGCCGGGGGTGAACATCCTCGGATACGAACTCTCGTTGCGGAAGGCCGCGCCGTTGCGTCCGCTCTCGAGTGGGCGCGACGGTTGGTGGCCGGTGGTGCGGGAGCCCTACACCGGCGCCTGGCAACGCAACGACGACATCCGGCCGGAGTCCGTGTTGATGCATCCGGCCGCGTTCCGATGCGTGTCGCTGATTATGACCGACATCGGGAAGTGCCGGATGCGCCTGGTGGCGCTCGATCAGTACGGCATCTGGACGGAAACCTCGAGTCCCGCCTTTTCGCCGGTACTCCGCACGCCCAATCGCTATCAAACCCCGCCGCAGTTTTTCGAGGCGTGGATGGGGTCAAAGCTGCTGTACGGCAACACCTACGTCTATAAAGAGCGCGAGGGCCGCGGCCTCGTGCGGGCTCTGTACGTGCTCGATCCCTGCAAGGTGACACCGCTCATCGGGCCGGATGGCAGCGTCTATTACGAGCTCCAGGCGAATGAGCTCGCCGGCGTGGTGGAGGAGAGCGGCCGCATCGTCGTGCCGGCTTCGGAGATCATTCACGACCGCTGGAATTGTTTGTTTCATCCGCTCGTGGGCGTCCCGCCGCTGTATGCGTGCGGCGGCGCCGCGGTGCATGGGTTGAATATTCAGGACAATTCCACGGCGTTTTTCGCCAACGGCAGCCAGCCGGCCGGCGTGATCCTCGTGCCGGGCGCCATCACCGAAGAGCAAGTGAGCAAGCTCCGTACGCAATGGAACACCGCGCACAGCGGGATGAGCCGCGGCGGCACTGGTGTGCTCCCGAACGGGATGCAGTATCAGCCGGTGACACAGACGGCCGTCGATGCGCAACTCACCGAGCAATTGGGTTGGTCCGCAAAAACGATCGCCGGCACATTCGGCGTGCCGATTTCCATGATCGATTCGAGCCAGCAACCGCCGTACGCCAACAGCGAAGCGAGTACCTTGCAGTACCGCTCGCAGTGTCTCCAAACCCACATGACGGGAATCGAGACATGCCTCGATACCGGGCTCGAACTCCCGCCGCCCTACGGAACGGAATTCGACATTGATGATCTCGTGTGGATGGATACCGCGACGAAAACCAACGCGGCGCACGAGGCGATTGGGTGCGGCGCGATGGCGCCGAACGAAGCCCGCGCGAAGTACTTCGGGCTCGGTCCGGTGGAAGGTGGCGATACGCCGTACCTGCAACAGCAGTACATCCCGATGGATGATGCGGCGAAACCGAAACCGGCACCGGTACCCGCGCCTGAGCCCGCGCCCGACGAGGATGAGGACGAGGTGCCGGCGTAATGGCGCTCGTGACGCTGACCGAAGCGCGCGACCATCTGAAGCTGCCCACCTTCGTCGGTGATCCTGGCGAAGCCGACCTGCAACGCAAACTGGATGCGGCCGAGGCGCACGTACTCGAGTATCTGAGCCGCTCGGCGGCTGGCGCGGCGCTCGTGGCGGCCTGGCTGGATGAGAGTGTGCCGGTGACGCCGCCGGCGTTTGTCCAGCACGCGATCCTCGTCCAGTTTGGCGAATTCTGGCGACAGCGCGGCGACGATCCCGCGCGCGAGGCGCCATGGCGATTCCCCGGGGATGAGCTCAATCCGTACGTCGTCTCACTGTTGCGCCGGCTGGGTGATGTGGTGATCGGATGACGGCGCTCGTCGGGAGCGGCCGGCGGATCCATCGCTTGACGTTAACGAACCCAGGTGAGCCGGTGTCGGATGGCGGCGGCGGCTGGACGGAAGAGCCAGTGGTGCTAGCCGATCCGATCTACGGCGAGATCGTGCCGGCGAGTGTGCGCACGCTCGAGCGGACGATGCCAAACATCGTGCTCGCCAGTGCGTCGCACGTGGTCACGGTGCCGTATGTGCCAGGCGTCACACTGACCACCACGGTGGTGTTCCACGATCCGACGGAAGGTGATCGTACGTTTTCCGTCGGCGGGATTGTCGATCCGGACGAGCGGCATCTGCAATTGATTCTGGCGTGCGAAGAGGCGAAGTAATGGCCGTCAGTGTCAAGTTCACCGGCCTGACCTCGCTCCGCGGCGTGCTCCTCGGCTGGCCGGCGCGCATGGGTGAATTGATGCGGCCGGATGTGATTCGAATCACGCGCGAAGCCGCGGCGCAACTCGTGAGTGCCTATCCCCGTGGCGATACCGGGAACTTGCGCGCCGGCGTGAAAACGAAGTTTCAGACCACGCCGACCGGGACCAAAGGCACCGTGTTGAGCACGGCGCCGCACGCCCACTTGTGGGAGTACGGCACGGTGAACCGGCGCACGCAAAAGGGCTGGAACCGGGGCCGGATGCTGACACAGATCCATCGTGGCCTGACGGCGATCAACGCGCGACAACAGCGCGCCTTGCGCGCCATCGCCATCGACCGGCTCCGGGAGGACGGGTTCAAGGTCACGGTCGATGGATAGGGCGGCGGTCGATCGCGCGGTGTTTGCGGCGTTGAACGATCCCACGCTGCAAGGACTCTTGCCGGACGGCACGTACCGCGACAACGCGCCGCAAGGGAAAACGAGAGTGGCGATCGTGATCACACCCACGCATCTCGCCACCGATCAATTCCAGGGCATTGCGTTTGAGACGTACA